TATCGGCATCGTATATTGTATCATATTTTTCACATCCACTCTCCACGGGAGTATTTACTCCCGATGATATTTCTGTTAATTCAGAAATAAAATAAACTTCCTTTATGACGATATTTCCTGCCCCCTGAAGTGCTGTCCCACTAACAGACGTAGGTTTAGGGTCCTGAGATGATAAATTATTTGCGTCGTAAACATCGTAATGTATATCATCCGCAAAATCAATAAATGTGTTTGTTGTACCTTCGGGTGGATACGAACTTGCATACCCTATAAACCGATATTTATATTCCTCGGGGATTCCAACCACCATTATATCGGTAAGACTTGTAGCAGGGGCCCCACCCTGTGGACCATCGAGGGCAGTGAAGTCACCATTATCAATATTTTCCTGTGTTGCGGTAACCTCCTGAACACCCGCAACTATTACATACTTTATAACATAATTTTTTGTGTTTGTTAATCCGGGTATATTAATCGTAATGGTATTTGGTGGTGGGTCTGAAACAGTAGAGTTTGGGTCGTAGTCATGAACACAACTAAGTGATGTTGTAATTGGACTTAATGGTGTGTTATTTAAAGGATGATTACCATTAACATAATCTTCCTCATCTCCTTCACTAATGGTGACGTATTCATACGTATTCTCCTGACCTCCTTGGGATTGTTCATTAGTGCCCGGATCTGTATTACATTCATAACAATCGGGATAATTAACTAAACCCAATCTTCTTAAAGTTGTGATTTGTATTTTTTTTGCGGTTTTAGCTAATCTCGTAGCGGGTGTCTCAAAAAACCTCCAAGTCTTATTAATTGGCCAACCAATAGATAATTTAAATCCATATAATATTTCTGATAAATCAAATAAGAACTCGACAATGAAATCTAAGGCAAACTGAGTAACTAATAGATAGATTCTTTCTAAAAAATTCAGAATAATAATGATTAAAAATTTAAACTTAAAATTACTAACCGCATCATTTATAGGGAAATATTCGTTATTGTTTGCACAGTCCTCCTCAAGTGATGGTTGTATCTCTTTAATCCCAATAAAAGATTCATTTTTATCTTTAGTAAATAAAGAGAATGTTTTCTCCCACCAACCCTTATTATAATATTGATTTATGAAGGAGGATACCGTATATACTCTATTATATCTAAATGAATAAAAGTAATCATTGGAAAATCCGTTATTGTTTATTCCGGTAATATCATCTATTGCTTCTATTGGGTAGTCGTCTAAATTTGTTGAGAACGCATATGATTTGGGGTTCGTGTAAAGAAAGGGAACTGTCCCAAGTTGGTGTTCCTTTATTTGAGGTACTAAGTACTTTCCTCTATATTGTTTTCTTGCTCCATTATCATTTTGTAAGGATAATCTAAATCTATACGTACCTCTTGTTGGTATCCCCCTCTGTGTATTCTTGGTTTCGACTAATTCACCAAATTCATTGGTTACATAATATCCCATATTCATGGGTACCCTAAAAAAGAAATTACCATTCTCGTTAATTTGCGAGTCTAACTGAATTGCCTCAAGTATCGGTCTGTTGTAATTAGGTGTCCCATCCACATCGTCTTCGTATAAACCGGTAAACCTAATTGCCTCAATATCACCCTCCCCCGTAATTAGACTACATTTCTCGCCCATATGATTGTCAACATTACATCTGACTCTTACAGAATCTTTGCCCGAATCAGTAAATGTTCCACCCATCATTATAGAATAGGGTTCAATACGTATACCCTGTTCGGTAAGGTCGTAGTCCGTTCTTGTAATACCAATTTCACATAAATCCTCATTACCCCAAAAAGGATAAACCTCCACACTTTCTTCGAAAGTTATTGTTTGAGGTAGTCCGGCAATATCAGAATCAGATCTAAATGTGTAATTATTTTCAAACTTTTCCTCTGATACACCTTCGTAGATGAAATCATATGGAACTAAAGATTGACATCCCATGTCCGATAAATCCACATCGACGTGTATAGTCTGAGTCCCTACAGGAACTCCCCATATCATGAAGTCACCAGCATCATTAGTCTTTACTGTGTATTTGTAATATTTTTCATAAACATATAACACCTCTTCTCTCGTAAGAATATCTTCTTGGTCAGGAAAGGTACCTGTTGGTGTGTGTCCTGTATGTTGTTTTCTCTTGGGGAATAAATTGTATTTGTACCCTTCCTCAGACATATCCTGAGTACTTTTATATGGGTATAGTTTAGACACCACGGGGTCTTCTTCATCAACATCATCTAAAGGAATGAAAATGGAAACCCTTGCATTTGCGACACCGTACCCCTGATTTGCGGTAATCCTACCACAAACGACACCATAATCCGCACATAAAGACGTGTATATATCTTTTTGTGTGAATTTAAGTGACAAGATCTCTAAAAGATCATAATCCTGTTTTAGTTCAACAGTTAATCTTTGATCCTTACCAATTTCTGTACGTATTCGGTGTCTCTGCATCATATCATATAAATAGATTGGAACCTATTTTCCCTTAATTAATAATAATACAGAAAAGAAAAATTAAAATGTAGTGGAACCGAGAGTTTTGACTCTAATTTTTATGTCTTTATTCGGAAATCTTACTTGGTAGATTTGATTACTCTTCATAAAAATTGTAGAGTCGGATTGTGAAATCTCTTTTGTGTCCTCATCATTATACCCTTGTGACACTTCTGCTGAAGAATATTCACCCCCTGTTTTACCATAAACTCTAAGATCAACTACGTTAACAACCCCTGTTATCTCGGAAATTGTTTTTTGTAACTCACCAACAAATAGTGGGTCACCCATTTTTCTTTTGTCTATTGAGAAGTGTTCCGATGCTGATGATATTACATCTTTTAAAATGTCTGTTTGGTTGTTGTTCTTGTCAACTAATAAGTCTATTTCTAACCCTAAATCAATTACCTCACCACTTACGATATCGATATAATCATTTATCATTCTATAATTGGTTAGGTACCTAAGAATGTTATTCTTTAGTGTGTTAGATACAGTATCAGTTAAATTACCCGAATCATCGTATGATAATAACTTAATTCTAATCTTATTATCTTCCTCCATTACGTTAACCTTCGCAGGTGCACCATATGTAGATGGCATTGTCTCAATTAACGTTTTATAATCGTTAAGTGTAACCGCTCTATTTTGTGCTGCGAAATTATAACCAACCATGTTTCTTATTTCTTCTATTGTTGGTTGATCTGCACCACCCACTGCCGGTGTGACATTAGTTACATTCAATGATTGGATAACCTGATTATTTACGTTAGTTAGTGGTCCTGTGACGTTGAATTCAACATTATCCACACTTGTAACAACATTTACTCCTAAATTGGTATTCTTACCTCCACCAACTCTATATTTTACGAATAGTGTTGAGTTAGTTTTAGGTGTTGCCCCTAATGATAGGTTATTTAAGTATGTTGCCAAATTAACTTTAAGACTACCATCATTAAATGAATCTAAGTTATCTAACGGGTCTACACTACCCGACCCAAACGTTACTGACATATACCCCTCAGGAGTATATTCAGTTATGAATTTATTTGTAACTCTTTTGTAATCTCCCGCAGTAAAATTAGATGTGTCTGAAGATGATGTTTTATTAGGAAGGAATACTTTATCTTCCATTAAACTCTTCACCTCATACCATCTATTTGATTCTGAACTAAATTCAGATGACGTTGGGTTTCCATTGTAATTTGTACCCTCTTTATGAATTATCGAAGTTACCCCTAAAACATTTTGTTCAGGTAAGTAGATTTTAAAGAATGGTTTCTGATCCTGTGGTCCAATGACCCTTCTGAAAACTCTTGAGACACCGTTTACGACCGCATCTCTCTTGGTTATGGTATACGATACTAATTTGTTATTTGAATCGAAATTAGGGATCTTAAGTCGATTTGGTTCTCCTTTACTGTTAAATGGTGTTGAGAAGTCAATATCTTCTATTGTTTCGAAAGTTTGCCCTCCACCCGAAATCTGAGCACCTGCCTTTAGAATTCCTAAGTATCTCTCATCTTCTTTATCTCCCCTTACAGGAACATTAATTGAGAAATCACATAATGAAACTGACGGTCTATTACCGGGTATTCTAATACCATAAGTTTTTGCAATATGAAAAAGAGATCTTCTTTGTTGAGCAAAGTCCAACATAGTCTCTTGCCAAACTCTATCAATATGGTAGTGTAAGTTATCACCAATTGCGGCAT